GATTGCCTTTTCCACGCTCCAATTCATATTTTTAATCCGGTACCGTATTGATCGTTCACGCAAGCCAAATTTTTGCGCTGCTTCTTTAATCAGGCACCGGATATCATTATCGGCTCGGCTCGGTGATGCTTCTGTCATTGTTCGGATAACTCCTTAACCCCGTAAAAATCGTTGGCGGTCACTTCGCCTCCGGTATATTTTATTATTTTTTGCATATTTTCCGCTCGCGGCAATCTCTCGCCATTACACCAAGACGATATTAATCCCTGCGCAACACCTAAATCTCGTGCCACATCTTCCTGCGTTTTACCTTTTTCTTTAATCCATTCTTTAAATTTGAACATTTTTACCTCCATATCAACAACATTATATCTTAATGATATAAATGTCAATCTGTTTTTATATCTTAATGATATATTGCGAATGATTGACTTTTTATAGCATAATGATATATTTAAGCAAAAAGGGAGGTAGATATGGATAATGTAACCAACCGATTAAAGGAATTAAGGAAACAAGCCGGATTAACTCAACAAGAACTGGCTGAGCGCGCCGGGACGGCACAATCTCATATTGCCAACATTGAAAAAGGTAAAAGAGATATTGATTTTGAACTGGCGGGAAGATTGGCAAAAGCCTTAAATGTAAAGCCTTATGAACTTTTGCCTTTAGATTGGCAACCGGAAACAATAACACCGGCAGAACAAGCAATCTTGGATATGATCCGTAAAACCAAGGCACCGGATAATACGGACGACAGCGCCGCCAACAAAGCCGGTTAATGATATTTGAGGTTAAGATGAAGAAATTCTTGTTTCAGAAATCTACTATATTTATTATACTGTCTTTTGCTCTACTGTGGATTGCCTGTTTAAACTCATATATGCCTAAAGGGTTTTATACATTTCTAAGATTTATTCTTTGTATAACATCCGTATATATTTTACTATTACAAGGTAAAACTATAAAAGACTATGTTTTCTTTTATTTTGGTTGGTTCATTTTATCAATAACGTACAATCCTCTTATTCCGCTGGAACTTGATCGTGAAATATGGGAATATATAAACTCTATTACCATAATATACATCTTTTTTTATTTGTGGTTTGATTATTTCGGTGCCATAAACAATAAGTCTTCCCCTCTTATTGATAATATGCTTAATATGTTACCGGTCATACAGTTAAATTCGGAAGAAAATTTATCTTCCGTTAACAGTGACAATAAAGTTATTGAATATATATCAGTGATGGCAAAATACTATATATCCGGCTTATGCGCCGAAATAGAACAAACCGATAACAATAATCCTTTAACTGCTCGCTTATATACCTATATACAATGCCATAATTTTCAAACCGCAACCGCAGAAGCATGGTATTTATTTGCCGAAAGGTTCTATAAATATGAATTGTTTGGTAATATTGCCGAAGATGCCGCAATAAAAATGTTTTTCAAAAGTTTTGAAGAATTTTTAATTCTGTATTATAATGAACACTTATCAAATAAAAATATGTCCTCTGATTTGCGCGGTTTTTATAAATATATTGTAATGCCTAAGTAATCAAGAACCCCAAAAAGCCGGCATGACAAAAGAAATTCAAGACAATAAGGATATACAAAATATATATTGACAATCTAAATGTTCGTGATTACAATATATGCAGGAGAATACTTATGAACATAAAAAACTTTTTATTTGGATTTGCATTAAGTTTTAGTGCATTTATGTTGTCCGATTACTTATCATTGTTAGCAAACAAAGAAAATAAGCAGGAGCCAACTAAGCATGATTTGTCTGTTTATTTTAATAATGTCGGCGGATATTTCGGTCAGGCGGTAAATAAGTATGAGCAAGAAAAATAAACCGCAGCCGATTCCGGTTACCATGGGAAAACCGGCTATCAATATTCCTTATAATGTTATAAATGATTATAATAATAAAGCCACAGTTATTCAACAACATGGAATAAAAATCACCACCGGACCGCTTCCGGATGCGGAAACGTTGAGCCATTATAATCAAATAAATCCTGAAATTGTCACTACAATATTAAAAATGGCAGAAATTGAGCAACAAAAGGCCGTAACTCAAGAGCAGCATAATTTTGAAATTCAAAATAAGGCTATCAATTCCGTTAACTTGGGTAGAATATTAGGGGCTTTTTGTTTCTTATCTATTGTCTGTCTTGCCGGTTATGCTATTTATACCGATAAAGAATGGATTGCAAAGTTTTTATTACACTCGCTTTTAACCCTTGGTTTAATTTGTTCCGCCGGTATCGGTTATATAATATATAAAAAGAAATAACCATTATAGCCTAAACCCACAAAACACTTTTTCTCAAAGCCGCTTTATCGCGGCTCTTTTTTTTATCCACAATAAAATATTTCAAATATATATTTTTTTCTTATGTTTTTCCTTAAAATTATATCTTTTTGCTATTTTTTATCTTGACATTTATATCCGATTGATATAAATTACTCTTAAAGACGCAGCCGATCGTCATAAAACTTCGGTATCAGTAACGGCTCTGTAAAGCCATGGATCTACTACTCGGCCATCGGTAACCGCCACGGCAACTTCCGATACCGACCGGCAGATACAACCGCTACCGTCATTCTGAGCAACGCGAAGAATCCAGTAGTAAAAACAAAAAAACTTAGGGAGAATATAGTATGAGAACAGTACAATATAAAATACAAGATTACCGGAACAAAAAGATTTCCGATTATCAATTTCTTGAAACTAAAGACACATTAAAAAAGTGTGCCGAAAAACTCGGCTTTGACGTATCCACCGAACGCAAAGGTCAATATGGTGTTAAGTATTACTATAACAAAAAAGACGACACCGAACTGACAATCTACTACGTTTAAGGAGGTGTGCCATGTTAAATCAACAAGTACAATATTTCATCGGTGAAATGGCAGAAAAGGATTCCGAGCGTGCCTTTAATGAAGCGTGGGATAAATTGGATAACGCAATCTGGGAACTAATAAATGAGCCGGATGATATATCGGAAGAGAGCGAAGAAATTATTCAAAAGTTCATCCGCCTACCTGTCGTTGTCAATGTCTTAAAAGACTTGGCAACCGGACATTGTTGCCCGCCGGATTCGGATGATGAAAAACGTGAAAAGGCGTGGAAGTTTTATGACGTCGTTCCGCCAAAGACTTGTAAAGAAATCGTTTATGACTGGAAAGTTTATCTCAATAACATAAACGGAGGTAACAATGCTTAAAGAAGAATTACAAATAAGCATCCGACGCTTAAAATATGCGCGCTCACGTTTGGAGGCACATCAAGCCGGCGATATTGCCCTCGCCGTTATTGACGGGATTATTGAGGGCGACCAGTTTACGCTTGACGCGCTTGAAAACGCGTGGCTTGAAAGCCGCGACCACACCCCGAACGAATCCAACTGCGACTTATTAAAACAAGCCGCCTTAACCGGAGTAAATCAATGATAATTACCGATAAAATGCTTAAAAACACGGCCGTTTCAGTTGTGCTTATCGTGCTCGTTTTAATTAACCTGTGGAGTTTGAATAATCTTAACGAGGCAGAAACATCTATAAAACGCTGTGAAAACATTATCACTCAAATTCAAAACGCGAGGTTATGACATGGAAACCAAATTAACCGATATAATGACCGACGAAGAATACTTTGCCCTTAAGGCCATATCTGCCAGCCAAATAAAGCAGTATGACAAAGGCGCGTATTACTTCTGGCAATCTTCGCCGTTCAATCCGCAAAAAGAGCCGGAAACCGACAGTGATGCTTTGGCGTTCGGTAAACTATGCCATGCGTTTGTTTTGGGTAACGGTAAAACCGACGGCTCTTTTGCGGTTGCCGAGTTCGGAGCCAGTCGCAAGAATAAGAAATATACCGAAGCCAAAGAACAATATCCGGGCCTTACGGTTGTTAACGGTGACGAGTGGCGCCATGCTCAAATGATGTGGCTGAAAATTCTGCAACACCCGCTTGCCGCGGCTATTTTGGACGGGGCCACCGCCGAAATGCCATATACTTGGACGGATAAAGAAACCGGCTTGCCGTGTAAAATGAAATGTGATGCCGTCAAACGTACCAAATCCGGCTTGGTAGTGATTGATTATAAAACCAGTTCCGATATTGAGAGTTTGTTATATCGGCCGCAAAAACTTCAATACCCGTTGCAAGACGATTTTTATTGCCGCGGTATTAAAGAAAAATACGGCGAGGAGCCGGCAGAGTTTGTATTTATAATTCAATCCTCCAAAGAGGGCGAGGAAGATGTCATCGCGGTTGCCAATGTTGATCCGGTGAGCCGACAGATTGCACACACTATCGTTTCGCATCACATGACCGAAATTAACGAAAAACTGAAACAATGGGAAAAAACGCACAATCCGGCAATTTGGGCCGCTTACCCCGATCGTATGATTATGCGTTATCCTGAATATTACTAACTTATTTGGAGGCTTTAATGACAAATGAAATCGTAAAAAAAGAAAAACAAGATATTGCCGCCGCCTTTGTGGAACAAATCAAAAACGGCTGGAATAATGTCTTGCCGGCAGTATGCACTCCGGAACGTTTTGCAAGAGTAGCTTTGACTTGCTTAAAAAAGGACGGTAAACTTCTGGCAGCAATCCAAACACAAGAGGGGCGCGCCTCTATTGCCGCCGCTTTTATGAAGTGCGCAGAGCTGGGGATTGAGCCGGACGGCCGCCGCGCCTATCTGATACCGTACAAGAACGATATTCAACTGATTATTGATTATAAAGGTATTGCCGAGTTAGCCATGCGCTCCGGTTATGTTTCAAATATCCACGCCGATAAAGTCTGCGAAAATGATGAGTTTGTTTACAATATCGGCGTAATTGAAAAGCACCGGATAAATTTCCGTGAGGATCGCGGTAAACCGTACGCCTACTACGCAATCGTCACTTTTAAAGACGGCACCAAAAAATGCGAGGTTATGAATAAAGACGAAATAGACGCTATTCGGAAACGTTCAAAAGCGTCTAATTCCGGGCCATGGGTAACCGATTACGACGAAATGGCAAAGAAAACGGTATTCAAACGCTTGTCAAAATGGGTTCCGCAATCGCCGGAACTTCGCGAAGCGGTAGATTTTGATAATCGTGATTATACCGTACCGGCACCTCAGCCAGCACCGCAAGCGGATATAGATTATACCCCGCTTGAACTTGAGCCGATAGAGCCGAAAACCGAAACCGCATCCGAGGCGCAACCGAAAGACGGTTTGGAAGAGGCTTTATCCCAACAATGGGAAGATACCATACCGGCATAATCCCACGGGGGCGGTTTTTCATTTAGTATA